ACACACTACCTTAGGACGTTATCGTTACAAGTGTGTGCCCGGCTGCTGGGCAGGGGATTATGGGAGTCGTGCCCCGGAATGGTCCCCTAAGTGAGCTTTAACATCGTGAGCAATGAAAACCATAGCATTGTTTTTGCATCAACCTTATTGCTCAATACAAAGCAATAACGGCATCATTAGGGCACTAAGTCCTCATTATTCCTTTAAGATATTTACTCGACATGAATTAGAAAAAGACTTCTTCGATGATGTGGACTGTGTGTGCTTTCCGGGAGGACTAGGTGATGCAGATAGATTTGAATATCTAACGTCTGAACATCAAGCAAGGATCAAAGGATTCATACAACGTGGTGGAGCCTATCTAGGCATATGTATGGGAGCCTATTGGGCAGGCTCAGACTATTTTGATATTCTAGATGGCGTTGAATCTAAACAGTATATCACACGCCCTAATACTGATACAAGGAGACCCCATGCTAAAAATATTAAAATCAATTGGAGAGGAACTGACACAACGATGTTTTTTTACGATGGTTGTGCTTTGGTTGGTAACGGTCAGTTCCATACCGTCGCTACGTATGCCAACGGTGACCCGATGGCTATCATTCAAAATAGGATAGGATTGATAGGCTGTCATCCCGAAAGCCAACTGCATTGGTACGAAAGTTACAGTTGGCTACGCGGTAAGTATCACGGAGGTGATCACCATCGTCTTTTACTAGAGTTTGTCAATGACTTGATGTCTAAGTGAAATCGTTTCTTTGGACAAACACCTGTCCAAAATCATATTTTTCCTGATTGATCAAAACATAAATACCTGCCTAAGGCAGAAGAGGCAATCATGGACAGATACAAAGATCTAGAACAACTTGTAAAAGAATTTAGGCGAGAATTAATGCTGTCAAGACAACAAGATGGTGATTAGCAATTATTTCCTTGACCAATATCGTTTGCGGAGACCTAATCTAGCTTTGTTATACTGAACAGCGGTAATGCTCAATGCCGCTAGCCAGGGCAGTGCTTTCGCAGCCCACGGATCTAAATTTGACCACCAAGTAGCCATCAATGGTTCTTTCATCAGCATTAGGAGAGCCACTGCAAACAACACATAACTACCAATGAACACAGTGTCGGGCCAACGTTGAAGGATCTTGCTGACCATAGTGGCCCCAAACAATATAATTGGCACACTGATTAATAGACCTGCGATCACTAGAATAAAGCTGCCGTTAGCAGCCGCGGCGATACCTAGTGCGTTATCAATGCCCATAACAGCGTCGGCGACAACTATGGTTCCAATAGCACCCCAGAATGTATCTTTGGCCTCTACTTCGTGTTCTCCGTTATCGAATACCAGTTTCCATCCAATCCATATCAGTGCTGCCGCACCTATGGCCCTAAGTCCTGGAATTAAAAGTAGGTATGTTAGTGCTGCCACTGATACAAACCGTATAGCGATAGCACCAAAGGTTCCCCAAAAAATTGCCTTGTTGCGTAAATGGTCCGGGAGTTTGTTAGCTGCCATTCCAATAACAAGAGCGTTATCACCAGCTAATACAATGTCTATCAATATGATAGCGAGAAATGCCCATAGGGCTTGGAGCGTAAAGAGTTCCATAATCTTCCTTAAAAGTTATGGTCTCACCGCTTTGTCCGATACCGGGTATTGTCTTACCGTGTTGACGATAGTCGGAACCAGCACCTGCTGGTCAGTTACTCCCCGAAAGTATTTAGCCTACGATGATATCGTAGACTTCTTTCCAATTTTTGACTTTGGGTATACCAGGAACATCATAATTCATGTTATGACCATGTTCCATCAAGATGCTGTTCAAGCCTATTTCTCTGCCAACTTCTGCATTAACAATTTTATCTTCAATCCAGTAATAACCAGTATCTCGATACTTTTCTAACACAGCGTCTTTGTCTGCACCTGTGTCTAAAAAGATGAACTTTTCAAAGGCAGTTTTGCCAAACAGTTTTTTGAGATTCATCTTACGCAGTTCCTGCGCATTTTTGTCCTTGCTGAGACTGGTTATGCAATGGAATACATATCCGTGTTCTTCGTGCAGTCTCTTGATGTAATACATAGCATCACGTAAAGGAGGCAGGAATCCAATAGCTGCAGATTCGTTGAAAATCTTGATCAGTTTTTTGCCCTGTTCTTTTTCTATACCGTATCGTTTGCTGATATCGTATTTGAATTCACCGCCCTCAACTTTGTTAAAGCCATGTGTCTGTAGATATACGTCAAATGCGTATTCCCAATCTAGCAGAACTCCGTCTGCGTCTGTTAAAATGATTTTTTTCATACTAGTATTATATACTCAGTTAACGGTTTTGTCAATCACCTAAATACTTGATGGATATATTACTCTATACTTTGGTGATGGTGCAGATCACCATCGCTTGTGTGACCCTGTATCTGCACAGATCACAGGCACATAGATCGGTGCAATTCCACCCAATCATCAGTCATTGCATGCGTTTTTGGTTATGGCTAACAACCGGTATGAATACCAGAGAATGGGTGGCAGTGCATAGAAAACATCATCAGGCCGCCGACACAGCAGCAGACCCTCACTCTCCCAAGATACACGGCATTTGGACGGTGCTGTTCAAAGGCACTGCATTGTATATCAAGGCCAAACGAGATCCGGAGATCCTACAGCTGGGAATAGGTTGCCCCAATGACTGGATAGAACGCAGAGTTTACACACCCCATCCGTTCGGAGGGATTCTTTTAATGTTGGTCATAGACCTGTTGCTCTTTGGCCCGGTCGGACTGGTGGTGTGGGGTGTGCAGATGATATGGATACCATTTTGGGCAGCAGGCGTGATCAATGGTGCTGCTCATTGGTGGGGATATCGTGTCTCCGACACCAAAGATACTTCTAGGAATCTTTGGCCTTTGGCTATATGGATCGGTGGTGAAGAACTACATAACGGGCATCACATGGACGGAGCCAGTGCAAGATTCAGCAAAAGGCCTTGGGAATTTGACATAGGTTATTTTTACATCCAGGTGCTCAGTGTTCTTGGACTGGCTAAACTGCGCACAAATAAATAATATATGCGCTTCAAAGAAATCGATCATCTCTTGTATTTCGCCTACGGGCATAATACCAATACCAAAGAAATGAAACGTCGCTGTCCAGATGCACGTTATATAGGTGTGGCTGTGCTGAAAAATTTCAAATTGGTTATGAAACACTTTGCCGACATAGAATCCAGCGACGGGGATCAAACCCAAGGAGTCCTATGGAGCATAAGTTCCAAAGACCTGAAGACTCTAGATCATGATGAAGGACTGCATGACCACTACAACAGGATCCCAATCAAGGTCAACATGGGAGATCAAGAATTACGGGCCGCTGCCTATATCATGGATCCCAGCTATCGTGCAGATGCTGCTCCTAAAGATCGTTACGTGGATCTAGTTCGACAAGGCTATGAAGAACACGACATACCTTTAGATCAACTAGAACAAGGCCTCCAATAAAAAACCCCCTTAAAGGGGGTTTTTATCTTCTCATATAATGCTCTATGAGCCTATATTATTTCTTCACGCCTTGATTAACAAAATTATACATTTTTTCGGCGGTTTCTAGCACTTTATCTAATCCTGGAAACTCTGGCATACCAACAGTTGTTACCAACTTGCCGGTCTTTTCATCACGTGCTGTGCTCATTTCCCAGCCTTGAAACTTAGAGTGAAATTCTTCACAAACCAAGCTCTTAGCCATATCCAAGATGTCTGTACGGATCTCGTAGCCGTTTTTATTAAATTTAACTTCGGGAAGTTTTGGTGTAAAATCTGACATAATAATCTCCTTGTGTGTATGTCTGTAAACAGCAACAACCTCTGTCGCTGTTCTACTATTATATATCTCTAGACGCAGAAAAGCAAGTTATTTCTTGAACTTTTTTACTCGTTCTTTAATTAATGTGATCACTTTATCGCTGAGAACCACTTCATAGTGGTTACAGTCTACTTCTATCAGTTCCATATCTGCGTGATGCTTCTGGCTGGCAACTGTGACCACACCATCGTTATGAGCCAACATGAATGGACTCTGTCCTTTTACAGTAACGATATTAGTCCAAGGATGCTGTATCTTGATCTGGTCTGCCTGTTTAAAAGCCCAGCTGGTAGGTCCTATATCACGCATGAGTCTGCTGAATGGCAAAAAGTATTTGGCATAGTCTGCTACTTCGGCACCACCATAGGGAGTGCTGAGGGTCACAGCTCCCAACACCTGTTGAGGAATTTCATTGGCTATATGCAGACTATAGATCCCACCCAAACTATGTGCTACAAAAAAGATATCTTTTACTGATTTCAATTGATCGATGATATCAGCTAGGTTGTTTTCGAATCCATTACGGCTGTCGTAATTAACAGCGATGCCTTGTCCCACTTTGCTTGTAATGTAATTGAAACTGTCACTAGTCGCACTAGCACCATGTATGTAAACCAAATTCATTTACTACTTCCAGGCAGTTGGTGCAGGTATATCGCAAGGTCCTTCTGCAGGTTCAGTACCGTAATCTGCTGGCATTATCACTTCCAAATATTCCATGTCTGGACTGTAGTCATATAGGTAATGAACGATACCTGGACGTTGCTGTACGCAGTCACCTGCTTCAACTAGGTGTATTTTATCTTCATACATGAACTTGGCCCAACCCTTTAACATATAAACGATTTGGAACTCAGCCACGTGAATGTGCCAGCCTGTGCCGCCTGAATTTTCTGGTGGTAAGTTTGCTTTGGTAATATGAGCAAGCACTCGCCCGTGTGTGGCATCTGCTACGCCAAGATCCTTGTATAAGAAAAAGTCGCGTAAGCCGCCACCTTTAAACTCTACTTCAGATCCCTTGACGTGTGAAAACTTAGTAGTCATCTATAAGACCTCCTGTGTGTATGTATATATCTTGCAACCAACTATTACTGTGCTATAATCAAATAAGTCACAATGGCAACGATAGCACAAACAGCCGCTTTCTGCCCGTATCTTTTTTCAAAATTATGCACTGCTTCAGCTATTTTATTTGCCATATATTGCCTTAGCCTCGGCTATCTTACCTTGGCGTGTTAAAAATGCTGCATGACGTGCTTCGCCTACTGATACTAATAATTTCCAAAAGAATGATAATATTGATTTCATAGCCCACGTCCCCAGTATTGTGCTTCTGAGTCGTATTGACGTTGCCAATAGTCTACTTCTGCCGCGTTTGTTGGATTTTTGCTGTTGATATATTGCTCTAAGCGAGTTTGGTAACCAGACTTAGGAAACATCTCTGCCAGCCTCTCCATAAGAGCCAGCATCATACTTGATAAAGTTTTCATTTTGTGTCCTCTGTGTAAAATGTGTGTAGTTACTCATGGTTTCTACTTAGTTATTTAGCTTTATCAGATAACGAATACATTACAAAGTGAGCAATCAAGATTTTATTTGATAAACAGGTAATTTACAATATGATTAATTCATGTTAAATACATTACCAATCGGATTTATAATGAAACTGCGAACAAGATCCATACTGCAAGAATTAAACGAAATAGCTGATATCCGCAACAAGGATACACTGTTTGAAAGTCGCGCTCTAAATATCATCAACTCTGCTATCAATCTTTTAGAGAGTATCCATAAAAACTATACCCCAGAGCAGGCAGATGAACTAGAACGTCGATTGATCAATGCTATCCGTGGGCAGGATCCTGCGAAGTTTACCAGAGGTATCCGTAAGATAGCAGAATCTCGTAAACCAAAAAAGACAATAGTATAAAATGACCTACGATAGTAAATTACTTGAAGGCGGCAATGTATTCAAAGGTGCGGACAAACAACCTTTGACACAGCGCATAGCCACAGCAGATGTAGAAGACACAGTGTCCTACATCGAAAAGATCACCGGCCTAGATTTTACCAAAGAAAAAGATCTAGATGATAAGAAGCCTGTGAAGTGGTTAGGAACTACCGGACGCAAACAAGATCCAGACGGCACGTTTGAAAAAAACAGTTCAGGAGATCTAGATTTATCAGTAGACGCCAATGAAGTAGATAAAAAGACATTTGCTGATCGATTGATTTCACAGTTTGGTAAAGAAAACATCAAGCTCAGTGGAGATAACGTGCATTGGAAAGTGCCCATCAAGGGTGATCCCAGCAACGGGTTCGTGCAGGCAGACTTTATGTTTTCAGCCAATCCCAAATTCCAACAGGGATCTATGATTGGAGGCAGCGGAGTTTATCGCGGAGAACACAGGCATATACTTTTGAGTTCTATAGCTAGAGCCAGAGGCATGAAATATAGTCCCAAACACGGACTGCTTAATCCCCAGACTGATGAACTGCTGCCCAATGGC